CACCGTCTTTATGCCGAGCCATACTGCCCTTACGACTGTTCTTATCACATTCAGTATCGTTCTTATAACAGTGAGATATGCGCTGAAATACAGGAGCACTGCTTTACCTATAGCAGAAAACACAGTTATGAAAAATGATTTTATCCCGTTCCATACTGTAGTTATTACATTCTTTATCGTGTTCATCACCGGCACTATGACATTCTTTATGGCAGTGAACACTTTCTGAGCCGCAGCCTTGATCTTGTCCCAGTTCTTATAGAGGAGAACTCCTACTACTATCGCAGCCAGGATCGCGGCTATCACGATGCCGACAGGACTTGTAAGAAATCCTATCGCCTTGCCCATGATGCCCGCCATACCGCCTACGTTTGAAAAGACAGCAGCCATCTTAGAACCGATGGTTATCATATTGCCTATTCCGCCTGCAATGGTGCCTATGGCTGAACCTATCTTTGCAACACCGATAAGCAATGGTCCTATAGCAGCTGCTATCATCATTGTCTTTATGATTGCCTGCTGCATACCGGGTGAAAGCGTCTGCCACCATTTATTGAGCGCCTGAAGCTTAGAATTAAGCGTTTGAAGCATTGGCGCAATTATCTCCTGAAGCGATGTGAATATCTGCGCGCCAGTCACCTTCAGATTGTTGAGCGCGACTTTCGCCTGGTCTATCGGATCGAGTGTCCCTTTGAAAGTATCATCGACTGTCGAACCGTAATCAGACAGATTTGAAGACAGACCCTTAAGCGACAGTCTTCCGCTCTTTGCCATATCAACGAATGCATCAGCACCCCTCTTACCGAGTATGCTGACCGCATAGTTATAATCCTTTGTCGTTACCTTGCCGTCTGACAAGCTTCCTATTAGATCTTTTAGCCCCTTATTTACATCGATACCTTTGCTCTGGAACGCCGTCATGGCTTTCTTTAAAGATCCCATTGCAGTATTGGAGTCGATGCCGGCGGCTTCAAAATTACCGAGTAGCGTAGCGGCATTCTGTGCTGAAAGTCCCATATCACGGAATGTTGCNCCNTTCTGNACAAGTGAGTTCATAAGGTCAGTGACCGATACACCGGTCTTCTGCGATACGCTTGTGAACACACCGAGAAGCGAGCCTGTGTCTTTTGTTTTNAGTCCGAACGCTGACATCACCATCTGCGCTCCGCGAACTGAATCCGTCACATCCGCATTGTTTATATCTGCGAATTTGACGAACTGCGCGGATACGCTTTCTAAGGATTTGCCCGTCAGATGGAATCTCGTATTGACTTCACCTACTGCATCACCTGCAGCCTGAAAGGTCGTGGGGATGCTCGTTGCTATGTTCTCCACGTTCTTTTTCATGGAATCGAGAGACTTGCCGGATGCTCCTGTCTTTTTAACCACCGTATCCATTGCATCGTCGACTTCGGTAAAAGCTTTGGCACTTGCAGCTCCGACTGCGACTACCGGTGCTGTGACACCTTTTGTCATGCCTTTGCCGATGCTGCCGACCTTATCACTGACCGACTTGATTTTTGTTCCCGCGTTTTCGAATCCTGCGGCTATCTTTAATGTGTCTCCTGACACGCCTTTCAGTTTGTCGAACTCTTTCTGAAGTGCCTTTTCCTTGGATTCCGTAACGGTGATCTGTCTTTGCAGTTCACTGTGCTTTTCAGCAGCGCCCGCAGTCCCCTTTTCCATGTCTTTTGAAACATCCTGGTCAGCCTGCCGCAACATACCAAGTTTGTCTTTTGTCGACTGTATCTCCTCACCCAGGAGTCTCTGCTTCTGTTTTATGAGGTCAGTGTTTCCAGGATCCAGTTTCAGCGCCTTCTCCACTTCAGAAAGCTGCCGCTGAACTGTCCTGGTTTCTTTTCCTACTTCACGGAGAGCCTTATCAAGCTTAGTAGTGTCCCCATTCAGTTCGATGGTTATGCCCTTTATATTTCCCGCCATGACTTGGCCCTCCTTCCCTTTTATCTATCGTGCCGGCAGCACGATCAGAACTTATCGAAGTCTTCCTGTGTTGCCATTCTGTTCGTATTACCGTCCGGCATATTGATGATGTTCCACTCGATAATGTAATCTATCCACATTCCGAGCGTCATCGTCCTCGTATCATTCATACGAAGACCCCGCATCAGGCCTGCCGTGAGGATGCTCTCGATGTTCGCTTCTTCGGCACTGCCTTCTTTGCCGCCTGAGACAGTGCCTGGAATTTTTTTGTACTTAGGCATGATTCGACTATTGCCGGCACGATGCCGGCGAGTATCTCATCAAGCGGGAACGTATCGAATTCGTGATACCATGCAGAAGGTTCATCTATATCTTTTTCTGCGTTCGCCGCAAGCGCCCAAATAAGCTGCAGTCCTTCAGTGACATTCATTTCTGAAAGCACATCCGTGATCATGTCTATATCTGCGGCTGTTAAAGTATTCCCGGCATTCTCAAAGAGCGGCACCGCCGCCTTGATCGCCGGCATGATGATGTCTATGGGATCACTGCCGAACTGTGTCTTATACAGGAACATCCATGACAATGATGTATCGAATTTGACATCTTTGCCTGCTATCTCAATATTCTTTATCATCCTTTAAATGCCTCCTTTAAGACCCGGAAGTCGAAGTGCTTGTCTTTGAAGCTGATACTGTTGTCGTCACTGCTTCATACGGTGATGCGCCGTACCATGCCGAATATGCCGTGGATGATGCATCCGCAACGCTTGCCTTCACGTAATGGTTATCGAGCCTTGGTGATGCTTTGATGGAGATCTCCTGCTTGTTCGGTTCGATCTTGTCTTCCTTGGATGATGAACCAACATCAGGTCTCCCCGCTGTGCAGCGGTAGAACAGTATCCTCTTCTTGTTGATGTCTCCTTCAAACTCGAATGCCATCGCAAACTCAGTCCCTGTCGCTGTAGAATCTTCTATCAATACACCGTTGTTGTCTTTTATCTGATTGAGCACTTTCTGTGCAAAATCTTCCGGCATCTCCGCGATCGTAAGTGAACCGCTGTATCCGTTGTTGGCTTCTGCCGTCCAGTACAATATGTTGTCCGCATAGAATGTCGCGGTATCACCTTCTGCTGAAAGTGACATTTCAATTGCTCCCGGCATGTTTATAACAGTGCCGTATGTCGGTTTCCCATCTGCTGTGACCGATGTTATCGGCCATACATGCACATTGGAAAGACCGTATGTGATCTTATTGCTGTCGGACATTAAAATCCCTCCGTTCCAAATGAATAAAGCACCTCGTACAGTTTTTCCGAATCTATCCAGGTCTCAGACTTATCCCAGTAGATCCCATTCTGCATCAGTGCTTTTTCTATAATGTTTTCAGTTTCTATATCTTTTTTATCTGTATAAAGTTCCAGGTAGACCGTATCCGCTCTTGACCATACGATGTTGTCTGCACCGAAATTGGTGCTCTCAGGATGGTAGTACACGGCAAAGGGCGGTTTCGGTGACTCGCCTTCCGCAAAGTGGTCATACGCGTACGGAAGGCCTGTGTCCTTAAGTATCTCTGCTACTGTCATTTCAACCCGCTCCTTATCTTCTTTTCTATTGATGCCTTACCCTTCTTCTCTGCAGGACCAATATGTTCTTTCGCGTCTGTGCGTCCACCGTCACGATTTACATGACCGAACTCCAGAAGGTGTGCCAGGCGATATCCATCCTTGTTTGCGTGTATGATATAGGAGACACTCGTATCAGTTTCTGCTGTTTTCTTTACTCTCCAGCTCTTTGCGTATTTTCCGGTGACACCTACCGGTGCACCTGCGGCGATGCCATCCTTTATTTCCTTTGCAGTATCCTTCACAGCATTCTTTACGACTGCAGCGCTGCCTTTTGCATAGATATTCAGTTCATCCTCAATGGCATCCGCCAGATCTTCTATCTTCATCTCTTCACCTTTATGCACCGGAATTTGACTGCATCCTTCTTATAGCTGAAATGATCTACTGAGAGTATGTCGTAAATTTCTCCGTCAAACATTACGCGGTATTCAGTTGACTTTATTTCAGCGGTCTTTTTGCACCATCTCACAGTTACGCATATATCCGACTTTTCATTGGTCTCAGCCGCCTGATATGATTCACTGCCGCCCTCACCGCTGATCGTTGCAGCGCATGTGAAATATTCTGTCCATGAGTTTACGTGATTACTTATATCGTCAATCTCGGTCAGCTGCTTCTGGAATGTTACTCTTGTATTGAGAAGTGCGATATTCATTAAAATCCCGCCTCCCTGCTGCCTGACAACAGGCTTCTGAGCATCAGCGTTAATTCGTGGAAATCAGCCTCTTCTCTATGCTCATAAAAATATGCAGCCGTATACATGACCGCAGTCCTTGCATTGACCATTTCCTCGAATTTTGCACTGTCGTCCGTTCTAACGATATCCATGCATACGCGCTCCGCTGATTCAAGGATGTGTCCTATGAGTTCGTCATCATCAGTGTGGTCCACTCTCAGATAATTCTTCATTTCATCAAGCGTGACGAACATACGCATCACCTCCAAAAAATATGGCAGCGCCGTTATGACGCTGCCCATTTAGCATCACGCTTTCATCTTCAGGATCTGCACTGCTTCCGGCAGGATAAGTTTTCCGTCTACACGCTCTTTTGCGATATAGCCTGTCATATCATTGCCTGCGAAGAGTTCTTTGAGTTCCTGGAATGAACGAGTGCCTCTGTCACCGATGTTGTAGTAAGAGAAGTCACCGAACGCAACTGCCGGTTTTCCTGCTTCTGCAAGCGGTGCGTATGCTGATGTGTAGACTTCATATCCGAAGAGTCTGTCCGGTTCGCCTGCCTGTGCTGACGGCTGCCACATGTATGCGCCGTTATTGTCCTTGAGTTTCCTTATGGATGAAATAGTCTGGTCATTCAAGATGAACTTCGCATTCTGTCTGTACGGACGCTTCAGCGTATATACAAGGCTTATGATGTCATCGGCTGAAATATTCGCGCCGCTTGTTACTGCTGTAGCCTGACCGCCGCCTGTTTCCGCGAACAGGCCCAGAGGCTTGCCCTTGCCATCTCCATTTAAAAATGCGTCCTCCTCAGTATTAGCCAGAGCCTTGCCGAACTGGTCAAGGATATAGCTTTCGAGGTTGAACGCATTGTCATAAAGAAGTTCATTCGTTATCTTGATCGCCACATGGAGTTTGTGTGCATCCATGATGATCTGTGAGAAGGTCGCATCACCGAATGTGAGTGCACCGCCTTCCTCTACCCACAGCGCCGCCGGTTTCGTGGCTGCGATGTTTATCTTATGCTCACCGCTTGTGGTGATGATCGTACCGAGCTGCCTCATGATGTTCTGCTCACTTAGTACATCGATGAGCCTGGAATCATATTCGTCCGGGACGAGATATCCTCCGTCCGTATCGACTCCCTCCTGCAGCACATCGCTGACATGCTTGAAGTTTGAACGCAGAGCCATGAGCATGCCCTTTCTGTATTCATCAGACGCACGACCTGTTTTTTCAGGCTTATCGTCATTTTCTTTGAGCGGCTTACTGATTATTGGTTTGCTGACCGGCTTCTTCAGTTCATCTTCCATAGCCTCCATACTGCGGAGCCTTTCGATCTCTGCGCCGTAATCCTTTACTTTTTTCTCCATGCCCGCATAGGTCTTGGCATCCTCTTCTGAAAGAAGTCCGTCTTTGTCACGCTTGCTTTCAACGAATGCCTTTGCGCCTTCCCAGGCCTCGTTCCTTTTTTCCATCATTTCTAGAATAGTGTTCATACCCTGTTACCTCCAGTTCTTTAAAAGATCGAGCCGTGCGATAAGCGTATCGGCTTTCACTTTGTCTTCAGTTACTTGTTTACCTTCGATGCGGCATTTTGCCGCTATCTTATCCATCAGTGAGTTGGTCACCCTTGCAGGCGAATACAGCGTATCCGTCATTGCAGGCTCATCGTTTAGATCTGCCGTGTCTCTTTTTAAGATCTCGTCGGCAAATCCAAGTTCCACGGCCTTCCTTGCATCCATCCATGTTTCTTCGTCCATGAGCCTTGCAAGCTTAGCCCGGCTCATGCCTGACTTGATCTCATAGGCATTTATGATGGATTCCTTTACTTCCGATAGCATGGATATTGCTTTCTGCATCTCTCCGGTGTCTCCCCAAATGCCAATCGTAGCCGGGGTTTATGGATGCGATCATGCATGGTTACGCGGCGGATACAAGGACTGTTAGTTCCCTGCCATTGCGAAATCACGGATGCCAGCCGATTGCCGCTATCCGTCCTTTCTTTTACCCCGTGACGTGCGTCCTTAATTGCCATCAGCATGTTGTAATATCTGTTGCCTGCTGCCTACTCAGTGGGCCCCCCGCCAAAGGCGGAGTTGATCCCATACAGTTATGTCACCCTCTTCGCTACAAAGTTCATCTTTGAAAAGCGCAGGTGTCCCACATCGTCACATCGAACCAAGCCTTCCTCTGCAAATGCGTGCCCATTTAAAAACAGCGGGTCCTTTCGGTAACGCTGCCTTCACCCCCTTCCTGATCGGATATTATGTCTGTTCTTCCACTTCCAGAACTTATTTGGTTCCCATCAGTTGGTTCTCCTCCTTTCGCCGCAGTCCCCGCAAACAGTCCTGCATCTCCAAGTTTCGTCATAATTTCCGTTTATGAGATAAAGGGTCCCACCTGCCCTTCCTTCGCTCAGGGAATAGCGGTCAAGGGTTTTTCAAGTTCGCGGGATGTCGTTTTGCGGACATCCATCCGTTTTGGCGTCCGCTACCGCCATATCCGTTCTATGCGGCTTCCTGATAATCCTCACTCAGTCAGCTCAGTCCGTCAAGATTGAACGTTTAACACAAGTAATTCTTTTTCTCATCCCGGTGGTAAAGAGCCGACCTTCGTTGTTGGCCTTCTCCCACCTTGGCCACCCATGGATCGAAGCGTGTAGTTTGAACCAAACTCCAGTGGACTGCTGGCTCGAGTATGTTGAGAACTGGCTCTCCGTCAGAGGTTCAGCGCGAAACCAATATGCAGGCGGTACCCTGAATATCCTTGCGATCCTCGTCTATCTGGAATTTCCTCGTTTTCAAGGAACTGCGGCCCTGTTCCGGTGATATCCGATATAGGAAGTGTAATTTTTGCATTCCGTTCTTCAAGTACCCGCCACCTTTGCCGCATGTGGGACTTTCGCGCAAAAATGTCTGCTGCCCAGCCTTTCTCTTATCCTTGGCCCGGTCCTTAAGTTCCCCGCGGGATGTTCAAGCACACACCGCTTGGTGGCTGGGCCATCCGTCGCCGAAAGAACTTAGAGCTAATTCATATTCCTCTTCGTTGCAATGGCAAGACCTATCGCCATGTTCTTGGCCATCGCTATAGGAGAATATCTACCAAAGTCCGTCAAAAACCTCCAGGTCCCGGTATATGCAAGGCAGCATCCGGATGGTG